CAGTTTATGGCTAGTATGGCTGCACAGATGAGTCAGTATAATACGAATCAAACTAATTCTATGGCTCAGTTTAATGATAGTCAAACCAATGCTGCTGCTGCTAGAGATTCTCAAAGAGCTGCAGATGTTGAGAAGTTTAATACTCAACTATCTAGTCAAGTAGACCAGTTTAATGCAAACCAAGATTTTGCAAGAAATCAATGGAATGCACAGAACGAAGCTATTGTTGAACAATCAAATGTAGAGTGGAGGCGTAAAACTAATGCTGCCAATACTGCTGCACAAAACGCTATCAATATGCAGAATGCTCAGAACTCATTTAACATGTCACAAACATCTATGTCATTCTTATGGCAAGAAATGAGAGACCAAGCTGATTATGATTTTAGAGCAGGTGAAAACGAAAAGAATAGAATATCACAAATTGTAAATACTGCACTAGCTTCAGACCCTTCTAAGTATGGTGGTAGTTTAAGCAATATACAAGATTTAATCGGAGCAATCACAGGAGACCTATTCGGATAACGGAGAAAAATTATGGGATTATTTAGTAGTATAAAAAAAGCTTTTAAGAAAGTTGTTAAGGGCGTAAAGAAAGTCGTTAAGAAAGTTGTTAAAGGCGTTAAGAAAGTCGTAAAAAAAATAGGCTCAAGTAAAATACTCAAAGCATTAGCTATTGCTGCTGCAGTCGTAGTGACGGGAGGTGCAGCTCTTACAGCATTTGGTGGAACAGGTGCACTTGCCACAAGTAAACTAGGAGCATTTATGATGAATGCAAGTGGTAAAATGTTAGGTGGTACTGTATTTACAGGTGGTGGTACACTAGCTAAAGTAGGAAACTTTGCAATTAAAACTGCTTCAAAACCTTTTGGTGCTATTGGTGGTGCATTAGGAAGTACTGCTAGAGTAGGTGCTAATTTATTAAATCCAAATGCTACTGCATTTCAAGCTGGTCCGGGACAAGTATCTGCTTATGGTAATCCTTTAGTTTCTCAAGGTGGGGAAATTGTTGCAGGAACAGGACAAGCTGCTGCAGCTCCGTTTAGTGGTGCTGCAATGGGTGGTGTAACAGCTCCTTTAGAAACAGTTGTAGATGAAGCTGGAAAAGAAGTTGTAGCTAATAAATATTTAACTGGTAATAAGTGGGGAGACTTTGCACTTAATACAGCTACAGGTGTAGGAGCAAGTGTAGCTAGTGGTTATGCTCAAGCTAAACTTATGGAAGGAGACCCATCAGGTCAAATGGCTGGATTAGCTAATGAAAGTAAAGAATATCAAGATTCATTAAAAGTTTATGCTGATAATAATTCAATCAACTTAGATGATATATATGGACAACTTACATATGGAACAGCAGACCCTATGTATCAAATGGGTACAGAACTTTATAAACAAGAAACAATAGGAGTACCGGCATAATGGCAGAAGTACAAAAAAGAAGAAATCCTAAACCTATTATTTCTAATAGTTTAAGTGAAGCTTCTAGAGATATTGTTTTAGATGCCTTAGATGCTGGTTATAGTATTGATGAACTTGCACCTGATATAGGACAAAAACTTAGAGGTGAACAAAAGTTTAGTCAAGAAGGACTTGATGAAATTGTAAACTTGTCAAGTCAAGGAGGAGCTATTCCGGGACAATCTTTAATGAATGACCCAGAACAATCTTATCCTTGGGAAAAACCTGCAAAGTTTGCAAATCCTAGAGAAGCTTTAGATATTATTGTGACAGAATTATTACAGCCTGAACCAATGAAAAATATTGTAGCTGCATTATCAAATGGTGCAGCAGTTGCAGATTTATCTATTGCAGTTTTATATTCTAAGTTTTCAACAGGAGACATAAATCCTGATGTAATGTTATTGTTAGTAGAACCAGTTATGTATATTATAATGGCTGTAGGTGAAGAAGCTAATATTAAATATAATATTGAAGGTAATGATTTAGATGAGTTTGATGAAGAAGACGATATTGAAGAAAACGAAGAAAAATTAAATGAATTTAAAAATGTTTTTACTGATATAAAAAATGGAGCAGGACAAAAAAATATCTCTCCAACAAAAATTAATAGTGGAGTTGTTCCTAATAGTTTATTAGATAAAGTAAAAGAACAAGCACCTAATATACAAGAAATTAGAAGTAGTATACTAAGTAGAGGAGTAGAATAATGGCAATGATAGACCCTTTTGGTGGAGGAAAATTTGGTCAAGTAGCTGGTTCGTTACTTGGCGATAGACGTAAATCAGATAAAGACCAAATTAAAATAGCTGTTGGTCTTTCTTTTTTAGAAAATATATTTAAAAATTTAAAAGTAAATCAAAAGCAAGGTGTAATTGATGCTTCTAATGATGTTAAAGATAATTATAATTTAATATTTAAAGAAAACGAAGAACTTTATGCTAATGAACTAACTAACAGAGCAAACTATAAACGATTTATAGATGATGAAGATGATTATTTACAGGGTGCTGCTATAAAAACTTTTAATGCTCATCCTAATTTAAGAGCTGAACTTGGTAATGTAAATGCTTTTTCTGCTGTTAATAGAGAAAATTTAAATGAAGAAGATTATCAAGCTGCAATGAACGTTTTCAATGCTATTAAAACAGGTGAAAGAAAAAAAATTATAGAGTTAGGAAAAAATCCAGCAGTAAATAATTTAACATTTACAAAATTTAATGAACCAGCAATGACTGCATATAAAGCTGCATTAGCTGAAGTTGAAGATGACCCAACTAAAAAAAGTTTATTAGGAGCAGCTTTTAATAAAATTTTTGGTACAGATAGAAATGGTAATGTAAGATTTGGAATGAAAGAAGCAGCCGAACTAAGTAAAACTAGAGAATCTGCAGAAATACTTAGAGTACAAAAACTAGAACAATCACAACGACCTCTTACTCCAATAGAAAAAGAAAATATAAATGCAGAAGAATCTATTAATATAAATAGTAAAGTAGAAAAATCTATTAAATATTTTAAAGGAACAGATATTCCTCTTGGCTATGATTTTCAAACAAACAAAACAATATTAAAACTTAATAAAGAATCATTTGTTAAAAAAGTTAATGCATTAGATTATCAAATTACAGAAGAAGATATAGGAACTGCAAGTGAATTTGGTTATGTAATTCCCGGTTTTGCAGGTTTAAAAAGTGTAATGAATACTGACAGACAACAGTTAGTTGAAATAGCAGCAAAAATTAAAATTGCTAAATCAGAAGGTTTAACATCTTCAAGCGAAGGTGTATTAAATCCAGCCGAAAGAAGATTATGGTCTATAGCTACAGGTATTAATGTAGATAACTTAGAAAAGAATGCTATGGATTTAGTATTAACAAAAGCAAAATTAAAAAAAGCTCAAGATGAAATGGGCGAAGTTAATATTGATGAACTTAAAGTATTAAAAAAATATAACGAAGCTTCTTTAAAGGCAACTGTGCAATCACAATTAGATAGTTATTTAGAAACTAATTCTGGTATTGGTACTATTTATAATGATAATTTAAGTTCTGAATCTAAAGAAAGTTTTGTTTTTAATGTTTTTCAAAATGTTGAATATTTAGAAGAAACAAAAAAATTAAGTTTTAATGATGCAATTAGTGAAGCTATTGAAACACAAATAGTTGGTATTTATAAATTTCAAGAAGACCCTACAAAATTTTATAACCCAGCTAGTTACTTAGATAATACTACGCATAGAGTTGAGTATGTTGATTTAAATGTTATTAATCAATTAAGTAAAGAAGTTCGGAATGAAAGTGATGCACGAAATACAAGAGATTATATGAATACGTTTAGATATGTTCAGAATTTAACAGATTCTAGTGGTACAAACTTAAGACCTGATTCTCTTGCAAAAGAATTTCAAGAAGGAGATTATAGATTTTTTGTTGTAGATATTGATGATGATGAAAATTCTCAAGAGTTAAAATGGGATTATGAATACATTGGTAATTAGTAACAAGGTATTACAAAATGGCTATAATTAATAAATTTAAATCTGACCCTAATTCTGTATTTGAATCTCAGCAAAAATTATTAGAACAAAATTATACATTAGAAGATTTAAGAAATGATGATAAGTTTGTACAAAGAACTGAAAATTTTTTAGAAAGTGTTGGTGAGGGCGATAGTATTGCTGACCTTTATCAATATTTTAGAGGGTCAAATTTAAATATTGCTGATACTATTAAAGTATCTCGTCAAGCTAAAGAGTTTACAGATGAACAAAAAAAAGAATATCATTATTTACGTAGTAAATTTGATAATGCTGACATTGGTGGATTTAGAGAAAAAGCTCAGTTAGGTGTTGATGCAACTCAAGAATTATTAAGTGACCCTTTAAACTGGGCATCAGCTTTACTTATACCTTGGACTGGAGGTACGTCATTAGCTGCAAAAGCTGCTGGTGGAGAAGCTGCAAAACAAGCTTTAAAAGAATCTACAAAATTAGGTATTAGAAAATCTTTAGGTAAAGCTGTACTTAATACTCCGGGACAAGTTTTAAAAGGTCCACTATCCACAAAACAATTATTAGGCGTTGCTTCGGCTGAAGGAATGATTTATGGTGGTACACATAACTATGTTAATCAGTCTATTGATTTAAATACAAATAGAAGAGAAGAACGAAGTTATTTAGAAACTGCAACTGCTGCAGGTATAGGTGGGTTAGCAGCCCCTGCTGTTATAATGGGATTTAAAGGAGCAGGTCAAATACCTAAATGGGTCAAAACAGTTAATGAACAACGTATTGCACGAATAGATAATAATGAAAATTATAAAAGTACGTTTGTAGAAAGAGCTGCTAGTAACTTAGTAGAAGGAACTAAGACAACAACTGATTTTTTAAAACTTACAGCTTTACCATTAAGACCTACAACATTTTTAAGGAAACAAGCTCAAGATAATAAATTGTTACAAGACCTTTTAAAACTAATAAGGTATGATGCAATGGAAGGTTTTAATGCTCCTCCTATAGGCAAACAAGATATTTTACGTCAAGATTATGATATTGAATTAAGAAAATTTTGGGGTAGAAAAAATGAAAAATTATCAAAAATACTTAGGGATAATAAACTTTACAGCTATCGTAATAGATTTAATTCAGATACAAAGAGTAACTGGTTACTTAGTCCCGGATTAAGTGATGATGTTAATGACAATTTAGCATATGTTATTAGGTCAGGTAAAAATAATAGAATAATTAATGGTCAAGAAATTCAAATAGATAAAAATATTATTACTGCTGGTAGGCAAATACGAAAAGAATTAGATTCTATTTATGAGTCAGCTATTAAAGCTGGTTTAAATCCTAACAGAGCTAAAAATTATTTTCCTAGAGGTTGGAGAATAGATGTTATTAGAGCTAATAAAAAAGAATTTATTGAAAAAATAATAAAAGCTGAAGGTTCTACTTATAAAGATGCTGAAGCTTTATGGAAAAAACTAGCTACCGAAGGAACACCAGAATCGGGAACAACAGCAGGACTTAGTTCTAGTTCTAGACTACAATCTGAAAGATTATTAAATAAAATTGATGATGCTGAATTTGGTAAGTTTTTAAACAATGATGTTGAAGGAGTTTTAAAACAATATTACGCTGAGTCATCAGCTCTTATAACACGTACAAAATTATTTGGAGAAACAGAAGCTGATTTTATTGAAAGATGGATACAGCCTATAAAAGAATCTGGATTAAATTTAAGTGGCAAAGAAGAATTGTATTTAAAAACTTTGTATGGAATTACGACAGGACAACAAGGAAGAATTAATAGGAATAGAAGAGACTTTTTTGATTTAATTCCAACTGGTAAAATTGGAGCAGGAATACACGACACTTTAACAGTAACAATGCAAACATCTATGTTGGGACTTTCAACATTGACAAGTTTTGCTGAGATTGGAGTTCCATTATTATTAGGAAACGAAACTAAAATTGGTAGTAAAGCTATAGGTAATGCTATTATTGATAGTGGTGGTGAATGGTGGAAACGAAATAAACAAATCTTTGGAGCTGGTGATGCTAATATAGATATTAGAAGTGCGAACAGACAAGATTTAAATTCATTTATGTCCTCAGTTAATCTTGGTGCAGAAGATAGAGCTATAGCTATTTATGGTCAAGCAGTTGGAAAAACTGCAACTAAGATTCAAAATTTCTTTTTTAAATCTATTGGTCTACATGACTGGACAAGATTTGTACAGCTTGTCGGTTATGATATGGGTAAGAATTTAATTTATAAAAATTTAAGAACTATAGCAGATAATGCTACATCGACAGGTAGTGCTAAAAGAAAAGATATAGATATTAAACGAATGGGAGATGAATTATCTGAATTAGGAATTAATGTACAAAACGGATTAAATTGGTTAGATAGAGGAGCACTACATACAGATAGATTTTTTATGCAAGATGTTAGAGCAGGAGCTAATAGGTATACAAACGAAGTTGTAATGAATCCAACTGCTGCTTCAGCACAAAAACCTTTAATACATTCTTTAGCTACTACTAAATGGATATATGGTCTTATGGGTTTTCCAACTGCTTTTTCAAACGGACCACTACGAAGAGCTGTTAGAAATATTACTAAAGATAAACAAACACTTATGTCTGGTGGCACTAGATATAGTTCAGCTAGAGCAGCATCAGGTGCATTATTTATGTCAAGTGTTGGTTTGTTAAACTATACTTTAAGAACTGGTGGACAAAATTGGGAAGATTTAGAATCAGGTAAAATTACTAATCAAGATATGATAGAACGAAGTTTACAATATGCTGGAATTTTAGGACCTGCTGAAATGTATATTAGATATACAAAAGCTAAAGATTATGAAAGTAAAATTATGTCAGCTATTGGTAGTGTAACTGGTCCAAATTTAACAGACATGATAGATTATATAACAGAATTTACAGAGAATGGAACATTCGCTGAAACAGCTTTAAAACGTGCACCTTTTAGTGTTACTTTAAAAAGTTTACATCGTGAAAAATATAATGAACTTTTAAAATATGCTAGAGAACTTGATGATACATTGGCATTAGGACCTGAAGGCAGAGAAAAAGAAGCACAACCAATACCTCGTGGTTATTCTACAGGTGGATTAGTTGAAGGAGATTTTAAAGTACCATATACAAAAGAAGACCCTGCTGATAGGAGAGACCCTAACACAGGCTTACCATATTCAGACCAGATGGCTAGGCTTGGATTAGCTGAAGGTGGTGGAGATATGATACGTGTAGACGGAACAAAAAAATCTTCACAAGGTTGGTTAGGTCCTATAAAAAATAATGTAACAGGACAAATTATGACAGAAGTTTCTATGGGAATAGGACCTGAAGATAAACAAAAATTAATACCATTATTAGTTCCTACATTAAATAAAAAAGAAATAGAAATATTACAAAATATGAAAATAGAAGGAAACATAAAAAATATTCCACAGTCAATAAAAGATAAAGCAGTACAACATGCTAAACAAAGAGAGGTAGAAGGATTAAATGTTTTTTACGAATAAAAATAAATTAGATATAGAACTTTGTAAAGCTGAAATAAAGAGACACGAAGGTGAAGTGTTAGAAATTTATATGGATAGTCTAGATTATAAAACTCTTGGAGTTGGACACCTTTGCCAACCTAACGACCCTGAATATAATTGGGAAGTTGGCACACCTGTCACACAAGAAGTTGTAGACATGTACTATGAGGATGACTTTGAAAAGCATTATAAAGAAACCATACATGTCTTTGGTAGCGAGGAAGACTTTGAAAAGCTACCAGAAGTTATACAGAGAGTGTTAGTCAACATGTGTTTTAATCTAGGTGGTACAAGACTTTCAAAGTTTCGTAACATGTTAAAAGCTTGTAGAGAACATAACTGGAAAGAAATGGCTGTACAAATGGAAGACAGTCGTTGGTTTGGTCAAGTTGGTAGACGTAGTAAAGAATTACAAGATATGGTATTAGGAGTATGAAATGAAAGCATTATTAAAAAACATAGTTGGAGCTGTTGCACCTACATTAGGGACTGCATTAGGTGGACCAATGGGAGGCATGGCAGCTAATATGATAGCTGATGTCTTAGGATGTCCTAACAATCCAAAGGCAATAGAGAAGGCTGTAGCAGAAGCTACTCCTGAACAAATGCTAGAACTTAAAAAAGCTGAGAATGATTTTGAAGTACAGATGAAAGAGCTTGACGTTGATGTATTTAAATTAGAAGTAGCTGATGGTCAAGATGCTAGAAATAAATTTAGTAAAGATTGGACAGCTCGTATTATGGGTATAGCTGTAGTCGGTGGATTTATGGGTTATATATTTTTAGTTACCCTTCAACCACCAGAGCAGAACTCAGAAGCTTTAATTAACTTAGTATTAGGTTATCTTGGTGGTCTTGCTAGTGCTGTTATTAGCTTTTACTTCGGTGCTTCAAACACCAACAAAGACTAATGGAAGACGGTGGAAGTCATTGGTATGAGGACAAGAAAAAGGAAACAATAAAAGAAGAAGAAGAAGAAACACATCCTAAAGGCTGGTATTGGTGTCCAGAACGTAAGGATTATTTTAGGTACAAAGAATGGCTGAATTTATAAGTTTAATAAACGAAGTAGGCTTTCCAATCGCAGCAGCATTAGGATTAGGTTTGTTTATATGGAAACTTATAAACAGAATTATTGATGGTATGGAAACAAAGCTAGATACTTTAGATGATAAAGTACAAGCGAGTTTAGATACGATGGAAGAACGAGTATCAACTAAACTAGATAGTCAATATGGTATCATAGTTAGTTTAATAGACAGAGTAAGAGCAATGGATAATCAAAGTATTAGACAGGATGTTCTACTTAAAACTTTATTAGGTACACCAAACCTTATAGAGATAGATAAGATTGCGAAGGCAGATAGAGATGACCAAAGAAAAGATTGAAGACATACATCCTATGACACAAATTACTATTGCTTCAGTAGTACAAGTTTGTGTATTAGCATTAATGTTTTTATCTATGTTTTTTATTAACATAGCTTTTGCAGATGAAATGATACACAAGTTTAAGTCACCATCTTTCAATGGTAACAATACTAGCTCACATTATCTTACAATAGAAAACCAAGAGTTCAATCGTAAGATGACTATTAAAGAAGAGTTAAAAGCTTTACAAGAACAAATTAAAAGAGATAAAGAAAATACAACACTTGCAAGATTCATAAGAAACTTGGAGTCTCGTATTTATGCACAACTGTCAAGACAATTAGTAGAGAATTTATTTGGGGAGAATCCTAGTACGGAAGGTACTATAGAACTTGAAGGGAATACCATTTCTTATATAAGTGATGGTGAAATAATAACACTTACAATTACGGATGCAGATGGAAATGTCACGGTTATTCAGTTGCCTATTGGCAGTTTTACTTTCTAGTTGTGCTGTTCTAAATGAGAATGACGACTTAGTATTAACAAAAAAAATACAGTCTCCATCTATCCTAGAGCTACAATCAGAAACTTTACAAAATTTACCAGCAGCAAAAGTTCAGCCAACGATAGCTATATACCCAAATAGTTTTAAAGATTTAACAGGGCAGCGTAGAAGTAATAGTACCTTTGCATTATTTAGTACAGCTATTACTCAAGCACCCGAAGCATTTTTAATCAGGGCGTTTAAACATACTGCACATGGTAAGTTCTTTAGAGTTGTAGAACGTGTAGGATTAGATGACCTTACAAAAGAAAGACAACTTATTAGAACAACTCGTAAAGAGTTTGAAGAAGATAATAAATTAAAACCCCTGCTCTTTGCAGGATTGTTAGTTCAGGGTGGAGTAGTCTCATATGAGGCTAATCTAAAGTCTGGTGGATTGGGTGCTCGTTATTTAGGAATAGGTAACAGTAAACAATACAGAGAAGATACAGTTACAATATCACTACGATTAGTTTCTGTATCAACTGGTGAAGTGTTAATGGAAACGTTAGTGACCAAGAGCATTTTATCAACAAGTATTTCTCAGGATATATTTCGTTTTATTGAGCAGCAAACAGAGCTGGTAGAAATAGAAGGTGGTGTAGCTGAGAATGAATCTGTCTCTATAGCTTTACAAAAGGCAATAGAAACAGGAGTATTAAATATAATAAATATAGGAATAGAGAGAGGCTATTGGGAATATGAATAAAATAATATTAAGTTTAGTAGCTATAATATCTTTAGGTATTTATGCTGCTGATAATGAAATATACGTTGAGCAATCTGGTGCTACAGCAAATCTTGATTTAGAGCAACTCGGTTCTGCTAATATTATTGGAGGTTTAAATTCCGTAGCCGGTACTTTAACACCTCTTGATTTAGATGGAACTGGGATGACATTAGACATCAATCAAATTGGTGATACTAATAAGTTCTTAGGAGATATTCTTGCTGATAGTTTGACAGGTTTCTTTGAGTTTGATGGAGACAGTAATAGTTTCACAATTCAAGTAGACCCTACAAACACATACGGAGCAGATAGTTCTAACTTAAATGTTGATGTAACTGGAAGTACTAACACTTTTACGCTTGACTTAGCT